TTATTCACACTCTGTTAAGTATTTATCCTCAATCCATTGATCCGAATCTTTATAATTTACACGAGACCAACCGTCTTTTTTCTCATAAACTCGAACTCTAGTACCAGCAGCTACAAACTCTTTATCCTCGCTTGCTAAGTCTGGTTGGCTTTCTAGGTAGTAGTCTATAGATACTGTAGCTTCGTAATATGGTGTGTCGCTTTTTGGAAGTTCTACATCTTCATCTAGTATAGATTTTTCAACTACAGCCGCAACGTTTGTAGTATCTCCGATTTCTATTTCACCACTTCTTAGCTTTTTAATTCTATCGATAAAGTAAGCTTTACAATTTTGAGTACCTGCACCATAGTAAGCACCGCCACCGCCGTGTAATTCCATTGAACGATGTGGACAAGCTGTAGCACTAAATTCGTGGTGTAGCCTTACAGTATATTCATTTACTGGTAAACCATAAGATTCAAGCAATTCACCTGCTATCATAAGCGTTGCATCTTCGTTAGCAATAAACTCTTCATCTGATGCACTCATTGATTGACAAGATTCTAGACCGATGTAATTTGCGTTCCCTTCGTAAGTCGCTGTATGCCACTCTTGATAGTTTACTGGTTGGAATACAAGTGTATCATTTTTATCTACATAATAAGCTGCAAAGCCTGTGTCTAGTGTTCCGTTGTTCACTTTTGCTGTTAATTGTGACTCCCACGCTTTCGCACCCCAACTTGACGCATCGTTGTGAATTACTACTCCTTTTATTGAGTTTTTTGGTGGTGCGAAATAAATTCCTTGTTGAAAATATGAACTATAAATATCTGCCATTTTAAAATCCTCCTATTTTTTGCATAAATAAAACACTAAGAACTTAATCTTAGTGCTTTAAACTTATTTTATTTCTTCGTCGATTTTTTCATTTAGCCATTGAACTTTTGTTAGTCCTTTTTCTCGCAATATTTTTTCCAAGACTTCTATTTTCTTTTTATCAATAGCTGCATTAAATTGTTTTTGTGTTTCTCGACGTTTTTTGAAATAATCAGCTCTACTTTTCATTATCTCACCTCTTTTCTAATTGTTGCAAGCTACAATTATTATTATATGTTGCTTGCAACAAAAAGTCAAGGGTTTTTTAAAAAAATTTGAATAAAATTAAAAGACTATTTACTAGTCTTGTTTTGGTTTGTCGTATGTCAAGGCTTGCTTACTATCGCTAAGTCCTTGTGTCGTTGCATCATTGACTATCCCTAGCAATGATAACATTAAGAATACTGTATCAACTATTCCATTAATGTTATGGTTAAATAGTTCAGTATCTAGGTTATATCCTAGTAATGCTGCTACTTGTTTAACTAAAAGTAAAATAGCTGCAATAAAAGATATAACAAAGTGTTTATTTTTGAAACGTACTTTCCAATTTATCATAGTTTACACCTCCTTTCCTAGTTTTGCGGCCATGGCTCATTAGTTAAATAAGATATTGAACTTATTCGTATATCTCCAATATCACGGTCAGTTGGCACAGGCTCTGTGAACTGGAATCTTAGTTGGTTATAGTCTCCAACACCCCCTAAATACCATGTCCCATAAGAAACGCCTTTATCGTTATATATATTCCCGATAAGTGAAGCTTCAGTTCTATATCCTGCTGGGATTCCATTATTTTGAATTATATAACAATTTCGTTCTCTGTCAGAGCCTTGTAGGACATATCCTGCGCCACCTCTTCTAACAATTCCAAACCAACCCCATGATAATCCTCCGAATTGATAAGATACTACATTATTAACACGTCTTACTTTAACAAATGAGTTACCTAATTTTGATACAGAAGGAAGTATTTTCCAACCTGTATCTCCAATCAGAACTTCCCAACCAGTGTTACTTGTGCCTGTTTTCTTTATCCATTTCAAAGCTCCGTTAGTGACTGCTTCATCAACATAAGTAGTACCTACTGGTGCCGTTACAACACCATTCGGCATTCCTCGTCCGTGTATTTCCCATTGCTTCGCTTCCAGAACTTTTAATCTTTTGTCTAGTTCAGTTGTATTTGCAGGGTTAGTCTCAATAGCTTTTAACCTTTTATCTAGCTCGGTTGTGTTTCCTGTGTTTGCTTCGAGTACTTTTAACCTTTTATCTAATTCGGTTGTGTTTCCTGTGTTACTTGAGTTGCTAGACAGATAATTATGTATGTTTTGAGTTGTAATAAATTTAAGGTTATCTCCTTCCGAAAATTCAAAGTCTGGTGTGTAACCATCTGGAAGTGAACTCGCTAAGGTGTATAAGACTGTGTCTAAGTTGGTATATTTACCATTACCACTGATTATTATTCTTTTATCAGCGTTACTATAAATTGTTCCGTAATAGTTTGTTAAGTCCCTTGTGTAATTTGCTCTGAAATATTCGTAAGGGTCTGTTATTCCTGTTGTTTTAAAAGGAGCTTCGAATTTATTAACAGTTGTTCTAGTACCGAATTCAAGCGAATCAATTCTATTCGTTTGCGCTTTTAACTCCTGTTTAGTCGCAAAATCATTAGTATCAACACTCCCACTCGGTCTATTCTCAAGAGTTGTTAACCTACTCTTAATATCAGTGTCGTTGTATGGTTGAGGTAATTCAGTTTTTTTAGCATATTCTTCTAGCGATTGATGTTCTGTTAAGTAATGCTTATCCCTTAATTCATCTTTTGTAACAAGATTTGAAGTATCAACTGTACCTTGACGGTTGCTAACTTCTTGTAATTCCTGTTTAGTTGCTAGATTACTAATATCTTGATGTGTTGTTAAATAGTGCTTATTATCCAGCTCATTTTTTGTTACATAATCTTCTAAAGATTGATGTTCTGTTAAATAATTCTTGCTATTTAATTCATCTTTAGTAACTAGATTGCTAGTGTCAACTATTTGTTGACTACCACTAATAGCTTGTAATTCTTGCTTTGTCGCAAAGTTGCTAGTGTCAATAGTTAGCTGTGTTTTAAGCTCTTCTAATTTAGAGTTTGATACATAGTCAATAGGTAGTTCAGACTTTTTGGCATAATCAACTAAACTCTGATGTGCTGTTATGAATCCTTTGCTGTCAACTGTATTGTTAACTATCTCTGTAACATTTGGCATTTCACTTTTTAGTTGATAATCATTCAACGTTGCTGTTCTTACTACGTCTGAAATATCACTAGTTCTTACAAACTCTGATAAGTCTGTTTTCAAAGCGTATGTACCTTTAGCCTTTTCTAGCTCCTCTGCTAGTACTTCTTTTGTTAGTACATCCAACTTATCAACAACTACACTATTAGCAAAATATCGCTCTTTAATAGGTAAGCTGTCTTTTAAGTCGTACTCTGACATTTTCACATCAAAGCTAAATGAGTAAATATCACTTTCTTTCTCTTCATTTTTCAGAATGATGTAACAGTTTACTCTTTCGTTATCAGTTATTAAGCTAGTGTCAAACTTAAATTTAATCTTGTTGTCTTCAATTTTCCCTTGAGTTTCCCAATATTTAACACTCTTAACAAACTTGAACAGTACTGTTATTTCTTCGTTTGTAAGTGTGTAATTGTTTATTGTTAACTCAAACTCGTTGTTGTTTTTGTCGTGAGAGTAAAGCTCGCAATTACTGCGAACTTTAACTCTTTTGTTTACTGTTGTGTTAAATGTTAGTTGTATTTTTTTATCTATCAATTATTTTTCCTCCTTTATAGGAAGTTTTCTACAGGTTATGAACAGGTCAGAAACGTAACTGTTACCTCCTAGCTCTTCATAAGATTTATAGAGTATAGTTATGTCCTCAAGTTCTTTAGAAGTTATGTAACCTCTTGCTATGATTCTGTTCATATCTTTAATTAGTCTATGCCTACTAATAGTCTTTGTTCCGACTGCTGTTTTTTGTGCAAGTTCCTTAATTTCCTTAAGTGTTTCGTTTATTTCTTTAAGATTTTTTTCGCCTTTTTCGTTGTACTTTGTAATAATCAATGTTAACAGTGGCGTTGCAACTCCAGTGCTTAATCCTAATATTAATCCGTCACTCATTCTAAATCCTCTTAACAGAGATTTTAGTTTTCTCTGTGTCTTTCTTCGTATTCTTTTTCTATTCTGTCGACTTCTCCTTGAACTACTACCCTTAAGTTACCAATGTGAGGAACATCCTCAATAGTTTTAGCTTTTGTAATAATCTGTCTTACATATAATTGAACTAAATAATCATCTTTTTTAAATCTTAGTCTACTCGGTCTCATGACTTTCAGTACTCCCTTCGTTGTGTGGTAAGTTTCCATTATGTTCTTCAGTATGTTCATCTTCTTTCTCCTCTTCTTCAAACATTGATAAGATTGTGTTAATAACACTTCCCATAGCTTCATCAAGCTGTCCTTTTGTTACATATCTGTTCTTTTCATCTTCTATATCATCTTTTATATTTGCTTCTTCCCTTGTTAATACTATCTCTTTATATTTAGTACCTTCTGCGTTTGGTTTCCATACTTCAACTGATGTGTGGTCTTCTAATACTTCGTATAACTTACCTTCGTATTTAATCTTGTCTCCAGTTGAGTATTCAACACCTATTTCATAGTTATCAAATGCATTGATTATAGTTTCTTTGTTATCATTAATAACTTTTGCATCTAACACATTTAATAGTAATGTCATTATTAACTTGTCATTACCTTTGTTAACTTTTGCTACTAACTTACGTAATGCTTTAACTCTGTCAGTTGGCTCTTCTTTATGATTTGCCAATACACTTACTTCTTCTTTAAGATTTGCATATTCAGTTACTAACGCCGGTGTACTTTCTCCTGTAAACATTTGTTGTGCTAGTTGTTTTCTTACTTCTTCAAGGATCTCACTATCACTAGCTGTTGCAAATTTACCAGGTAAATCTACACCTCCGTTTAAATATACAGTTCCATTTCTAAGTGTAAATGTAATGTTTACTGAACTATATCCTCCAACAGTAGGTACTGCATTTCTATTTGTAATTTCTAATGCCATGCTACTCTCCTTTATTACTTAATTTTTCTACTAACTCCTTAAGCTCTTCGTTATTATTAATTAAGTCTTCGATTTTCTTGTGTGCAGTACTTAAATTTTCATAAGCTACTTTGTAGGTAGCTAATTCAATTTTTGTTTCTGCTAATTCTTGTGCTAATAAATGAATAGGTTGTAATTTATCGTCCATAAGTTATTGCCTCCACTTTCTCTTGTAATAATTTATTTTGTGCTGTTAATTCTTGAATACCTTTAATTAAATAAGGTATCATTTCAAATGCACTATATGATTTAATATCATCTGGTAATTGTTTGAATGCAGGATTTGCGTGTTGCTCGACATCTTGAGCCATAATACCACATTCAATATCTTTTACTTGTCCGTCATATTCTTTAGTGAAACTGTAAGTTTTAAGTTTTCCAATTACATCTAGTGCATTTACTTTACTCTCCTGGATATTTCGTTTATATCTTCTGTCAGAGATTTCTTTGTTAAGCTCCCACCAGTCATATCCATACGAGCTGTAGTATATATAAGCGAATCCGTTTCTTGTTTCTATCTTTTTGTATTGTGGACTAGATATCCAGTGTCCTGAACTGTTTGGGTTAAGATATTTGATTTCTCCTGTTACTTGCAAATCTCCAAATACCGTTGGTGTATTCCAAAATCTAGCTTTGTTGTAACAATACATTTCTCCAGTTTCTTTTACAAACCAAGCTTCCGGACCTACTTTATCCCAGCGACTTCCCCAGTTAACCCAAAGTGCTGTTTGTCCCCACGTTCCTTTACCGTTTGACATACCAACATAGAATTGATTTTCTCCTGTCAACCATGAGCTACCTTTGTCTTTATCGTGTATACCTATCTGGAAACCACCTATATATCCTTTGTAAGATCTTAGAAAATCTGCTTCTAATTGACTAGCACTAATCTTAACTGACTTAAGATTTCTAATAAAACCATCTTTAGCAAATAGATTAGTAACTAACATATCATTAACTAATAGTTTGTTAATCATTGCTTGGTCTACTTTTAAATGTTCTGCTTTAATTGCCTCTGTGTTAATATTCACAGACTCTATAGTCCCTGCTTTAATATGCCCACCTGTAATTGTTTCTCCAGCGATTTGTCTACCTTTAATTGATCCGTCTACAATTAATGTTGCATCTTTTTTCTTAAATAATTTAAGATTATTTATCGTCATATTGATATTATTAGTTTTACTAGCTTGTCTTAATTGAAATTGATAATCTTTAATTCCGTTTAGTTCGTCGGATATTCTATCTGTGTCAAGCGTTATATCGACTTTACCTCTATCTCTAGCTAACGCACCTCTTGAAATTAACGGAAAAGCATATATTTTACCTCGGAAATCCATTGACGAAACTGACATTATCAACTCAAACGTAAACGGTAATTCTCCGTCATAGTTGGCGTCAAATGACAACTGAAATCTATCACCTTTAACCAACACATCATTATCAATCTCATCTGTAATGTCAATATACTCTTCGTTAAATTCAAAACTTCTTCTTTTGTCTAAATAGACTAAGTTATCATATGCTGGACCAATCATCATTTTATTTGTAATTGCTTTAATTCCTTCTGGTTTTGCAACTAACATACTTGATATGGTGTTTCCATCAATAGTTGTTTTAGTTCCTAATGATATCCCTTCTGGTGTTAATGTTATGTCTGATTTTTTCAACGACTCCTCAACACTAGCACCTACTTTATTTATCCTTACATCAAGGCTTGCTACTGCTTTATTGATATCTTTTTTAACCTGTGTGCTTAATCCTTCTGCTGTACTTGTCAGAAGAGTTTTTAGTTCTTTATCTCGGAACTCTGTTAACATTCCTTTATTGTTAAGCTTTACTTTACCCCAGAACTCACTGTTAAAATCTCTCATTTGAATATCAAGATCTCTAATTTCTTTGAGTACTCCAGTAAGGGCGTTAGGTTGTTTAATCGGTGTTTCAAATGATGTTGCATCATTTCCCTTCTCGATTTGTAAATGATTAATCTGTGTTTCTCCAACACAGCCCATGTGATAAAGCTTAATAGCTGCATCTTTTTTAAGTGGGGTAAATGTGAATTGGTATTTATTATTCCTAAAATTTGCTTGAGTTTTGACATCATTAATTTCTATATCCATTTAACCACCTACCTTTCAAAAAACTTAACAGTAACATTAGTTTTGTTTGTTAAATCTTCCCATTTCATCTTATTAATAAAAGCAGCTTGATTACTTAGTGTGATGTTATATTTATAGTTCTCAAATGTAATGCTTGTAAGTCCTTCTAATTCTTCATCATTAAATGTTACACGTCTTATTACTGTTGTATTAGTGAACCTACTGTCATTAGCAACTAATATTAATTTATCTTGTTTAATTTCCACATAGCAGCCTTCTAGATATTTAAGTAAACCTTTTTGCCAAACTAACTTATTTCCTACATATCGTTTTTCGACTTCCTTATTTCCGACTAATAATTTTACTCGTTCCATAAGTCCACCTACTTCACAATGTCGTAAATAGTGTTGTTATCTTTTACTGCTAGTGCATTATATTGTTGTTCAGTTCCACACCAATATTTAAGAGATTGTCCGTTCTGTTGATTTAATATTGTGTTACCTTTTAAATCCTCAATATTTGGTTGCCATCTAGAAGGTACTTCATCTCCAAAGCTTATATAAGGTTCTGAAATTTTTATGTGTCCGTTTTTAACAAAGTATAGGAAAAACCAGTTTGTTTCATTACCAAAATTAATATTTTCAGTAATTGTGAATGTTTCTTCATATACTATCCATTTATCTTTTGGTAAATCACTTAAATTAATTCCTTTTAATGTTTTATTGATACTATGCTTTTTAATAGCTAAATATAATCCGTCTAGATGTGAATCAGAGTAAATATATATTGGCATTCTCAATACTAGTTTGTCTCCTTGTTTAAAACTGGTTTGAGTTGTGTCTATTTGAACACCAGCCCATGTATTACTTGTCGCTCCACTTTTCCTAACATCTAAACTATTGTGTCCGTTATAATCATTGACTACTATCGATAAATTTGGACTACTAGATGTTAGGATATTTGTATTAGGAAACAGCGAGTTAACTATTAAATTGTAATTACCAACTACAGCATCTTTTCCCTTATCTCCTTTTATAGACTCTTTTTCAGATTGAGATAATGCTTGAAACGTTACAACACCGTCTCTTCCTGGAGGTCCTTGAATACCTTGTATTCCCTGGTCTCCTTTAATTCCAGCTAGGTATTTTAAATCGGAGAATCTATCACGACCATTACCTATTTTGGCTTTACCTGTGTCAGTCTCCACACCAATTTCTCCATCTAGCAAGATTAAATCACTAGCTTCCCATTCACTAGCAGTCATTCTTTTATGTTGTACCCTAATAGGTATTTTTTCTGCCATTTATTTATTTTCCTCCTCCGTCAAAAATATATGTCGGATTTTCACTCCAACTTCCTTCAATGTCATTTTCGTTTCCATCTGCATATTCAAGATAAACAATAGGTACTAATATTGTTGCAGCATTTCTTATTAATGTAGGTGTATTTAATTCTTTAAACCATTTACTAACTACTTTGATATAATATTCAGAGTCATATATTCTTAAATATTTAGCTTCTTGTTCTCCTACATTAAATTCATGTTCTCCTGTTGGAAATGCTCCATATCTGTCGACTAACATAACGTTAGCTGCGTGTGGTAATGCTCGACTCAAACTCACAGTTACATCATAAAAATCACGTTTTACACAAACAGCTTCCCAACTAATCGTATATTGTTGTCCTAGTTCAAAACCATCTCCATTATGAGTTACCTCAATATATTCTGTACCTGGTGGAATATATCTCTCTGAAGAACCTTCTAATCTATTTTTACTGTAGATTACACTGTCATCTGTTCCCATCATTTTTATAGTTGCTTCTGAAATAGTTTTATTTTCTTCTACTTGCCTTCTTAAATCTTCAATACTTGAGCTACTCATGTTATCTATCTTATGATTAAGTTCTGTAATGCTATTGTTAATTTCTTCTCGTATTTCGTTTTTAACTACTTCTGCTTTAGCTTTAGAAACTTCAATACCATCTTCTATTTGTTTCTTGAATAACTCTTCTTTTTTCTCGAAAACTTTATTGACATTTTCTACTTGTTCTTTTACCTTCTTCGCAAAATCATATGATATTGCATCCGTGTATGCATTAGCTCTAAGTTCTGCTGTTTGCGAACTGCTAGATATTTCACTACCTAACTTGCCTTCTTTACTACCTAACACAAAGCTTTTCCAACGTTCTAACATAGGATCATAATGTGTTTCCACAATACGTATTCTTTCATCGACATCATATTTAAGATATTTAAGAATAACTGTATCTCCTCGACTAATCTTTTCAGATAACTGTTCATAAGATACTTTAATTGAGTTCTTTGGCTTGTCTATATTTTCTTTTGTGAAATGTTCCATAGCCCACTCTTCAAGCTCTTCTGCGGTTTGTAGTTCATTGTTTGATACTGCCATTTCATTGATAAATGGATAGTCATTAATCAATGGACTTTCCACAACTAAGCTAATTGTTATTTCTTCATCAAGTGCTGCCATTTCTTCTTTTTGTTGAGCCTTAAGTTTATCTATCTCTGCTTTTCTTTTATCTGCTTGTGCTTGACTTTCTAATTTACGTTGTGCAGCTTTAACATCTCTATCTCTATATTTATTAGCAACCTCATTAGCAATCTGTGAGTAAGATTTAACAGTGTGTCCACTGCGTTTGGTTTTCTTAGTTTGCTTAGATAACTCACGAGCATAACGGCTGTTAATCTCCTCTTGCATTTGCTGTGATTTTTTCTTTGCATTATACTCTTTAGAAGCTCGCTTTTGAGTTTCTCTTAATGCAGCTAACTCTTTCTTGTGTTGCTCTCTTAATTCCTTTTTATCTTCTTTATCTCCAACCTTGAAAGTTGATGTAACATACAATCTTGTTACTATATCATCTATGTTAGATGAGTTAACGAAAGAAGATATATTCTTAGCTGTAGTAAGTACTTCTTGAGTATCTGTTCCCAACTTCTTCAACACATTTATTTGAGAGTCGTGTAAATCTATATCTCCCTTGAATGTGTCTGCGATTTGACCTAATAAATCAAATGCTGTTTTGCTTTGTGTGTCATTCTCATTCTTGAATGTAGCAAATGAATTAGTCTGTGTTATGTCAGACCAATACGTGAAGTCTTTTTCTTTTGATAAAAAATTAGCGTACCATTCATCTAACACTGTTTGACAATTTGAATCTAACCTAGCAAATTTACCTACTAATCGATTACTATAGTCAAAAGTCTTTTGGTACGCTGTTACTGTTATACTTTTATCATTTTCATTTACTTCTATATCTCTAATTCTAAAAAGATTTGTACGATTATCTTCATTAGCTTTAACTATCATTCCTTTTTCTATCATGCTGTACATATCATTATCTACAGTAGGATATTTGAATGTTAGTTTATAAGTTGAATTTAATACCCAGTGTATATCAGAGTCGTATGCATTATTTAACACAATTCCGTTGTATGTGAAGTCTTTTTCAAAGGGATCATATAAATATAACATTATGCAAACGCCCCCCATCTACACTCAATATCTACTTTAGTAATTCCTTGTCCGATAGATATTCCATTCTCTCCTGGTTTAACTTCAAAAAACGGTCCTAGCATAACACCATTTAAGAGATCTCCGTTTTTATCAAATACATTTTGATATCCTTGTTTACATTCAATTACTACTTTCTCTTTAATCTCTTTTAATCTGATTACTTGAGTTCCTATTGTCAAGGTTGTAGCTTCTGTTGTATTGCCATACACAGTTACTTTAGGGTACATCTCAACGTGTGAAGTATTGTTTAACACTCCGTTACTAGTATACGTCTTTAAGTCTTTATCTACGCTGTACGAAAAAGGATTACAAGTAAACGTTACGTCTATTTCGTATTCATCTACTTCTCCTAATTTAGAACGTATTGCAGAAACTGTTAATACTTCATAATATCTATATGGATTATTAGAAGCTACTAGTTTTCCGCTACCTTCTAACCACGCTAAAACACCATCTGTTTCTGATAAGCTAACACCATGTATAAGCAATTTATATGGTTTTTCAACTAATTCGTAAGCGTTAGATGTCCTTACTATACCGCCTGACATATCATCTGATGTGAAAATTTTATCTTTCCTTTTCGCTTTGTTAATTCCGTCATTTTCAGTTACGTAAATATCAAAAGGAAAGTCGGCAGTAGACTTCCCTTTAAACGTTAATTTATTAAAGTGTAACGGCATTTCTACCACCTCCAAAACTCATTGTTTGTACTTCCTTCATGCTTCTTACTAATTTTTGTTCTATTGTGTCAACTAACACATTGATATCTTCTTTATCGTTGATACTGTTTCCAGTGACATTAATTGTAACGTTAATTTCATTGCCATTACTTTTAGCTCCGTGTTCTGCCAACGCCCCACTTATACCTTTTATCTTTTCGCTAGTTGATAACGGTGTAATGTTAACTCCATTCTTAGTTACTCTGAATAACTCCGGTCCAGCTTCTCCAACTATACCAGTATAATTAGGTTGTAAGCTTTCTGTCTGACCAATGTTCCCACCTCTTGCGAACATTCCTATATTCCCACCTGTTGCAAAGAATCCAGGAAAACTAGGTATTCCGGAAACACTGCTCATTACTCTAACAACACTGACAACTTCACGAGGAATACTGTTTAATAGTCCTATAACTCCAGCGATTACACCACTAGCACTATCAATAGCACTTAATACTTTAGGTGGTGTCGGCGTTCCATTGAACGCATTTAAACTGCTTGTCGCTTGGTTAGTAAACGGCGTTGCGTTCCCTTGTGCCATAATTGATTTTGTTGGCGTGTCTGTCGCATTGAAACTATCAGCACTACTTTTAGCTTGGTCAATAAACGGTGTCGCATTACCTTGAGCCATAATCGATTTCACTGGTGTTTCTGTAGCGTTATATCCGTCTAAGCTAAATTTAGCTTGGTCAATTACTGCACTAGCGTTATCTGTTGCATTAATGTTTTTGTCTGGAACATTTAGTGATGCAAAGTCTAACAAGTTGTTGAATGCTTTTGTGATATTAGGTGTCGCATCATCTTGCACCATTATTGATTTAGGTGCTATATCCATGTCTTTGAATTGACCTATTTTTCCGTTAACGTTATCCAACGGCTGACTTGCATTATCTACAATTTCAACATTCTTAGGGTGTATTCCCATACTATTTAAGAAATTCAAGTCATCTATAGTCATCTTAATAGTGCGACCTTGACTCTCAGAAATCATAATAGCTTTTTTAATGTCTGGTAAAGCTAATGCACGTTCATAATCATTTTTGAAGTTGAAAGCAATGTCGCCCCCTTCATATTCAATACCGATTGTCTTGAACCCACCTTCTTTAGCAGCCCATTCGTCAAGTGCTTTATTCATTTCTTGGACTTTCTTCTCGGCGCTTCCAAGACCTTTAATGTAAGTCTCTTTTGCTTGGTCAATTATTCCCATTTGTTTTAGCGCTGCCAATTTTGCCGTCGCTGTTGTGTCGTCAAATGCTTCTTGTAATATCTTCTGAGCTTCCTTACTTTCAGTCGCTGCTTCTGTAGCTGTTTTACCTACTTTTTTGTAAGCTTCTTCTAGTTGGTCTAATTCTGATTTAGTAAGCACCCTGTTTTCTCTAGAGGCACTTGACAAAATATCGTTAATTGTGTCTTGTGCTTGTTTTGTTTCGTTAATAATAGAGTCATAATGTTTGCTTATGTTTTCTTTTTCCTGACTATATAATTCTTCATTAATTAAGTTGTTAGCTTTCTTTTGCTCCAACGCCGACATCTCAGCCGCTTTACGTTGTTCTAAACTTTGAACAGTTGCAGCAGTCACATCACTTACACTCTTAATCTGTGCAAGAGCGTAATCAGCCGTGATTCTGCTACCTTCTAAATACTTACTATTTAAACTTGCTAACGAGTTCCCTAATATGTTACCTGCTACTTGCACACTGCTTGAAATTTGGTTAACGTCCTCGTCTGATAAACTTAATGCTTCTTTTAGTTGTTTTCTGAAACGCCCGTCAAACTCCAGTTTGTACCATTTACCGTCTTTAAAGTTCTTGTTTATGTTTTCCATAATCTCGGTGTTTGCAGCTTGAACTTTCTTAATCTCACTTTTAACAGCTTCTGAATTACGTTTAACAGCGTCTCCCATGTGATTAATAGAGTTCCCAGATTGTTCAGCGCCTTTAATCACGGCGTCGTACCATTCTTTATACTTACCGTTTGTAAGTTCAATCGCTGCTTCATGGTTTCTACTGTGTTTAGTCATTTCTCTATATATCGCAGTACCTACACCAACAAATGCAGCTCCTATTAACGCAGCACCCGCTACATAAGGGTTAGTCAGCAATGTCGCCATACTTCCTGCTTTAGCTGCTTGTGTTCCGACTCCTGCTATAGATGTTGATAATTTAATCATGTCTCCAACCGACTTAGCTGTTGACATCTTACCAACCCATTTAACAAAGCTTCCGATAGCTTTCACACCACTACCAATACCGGTTGTCATTCTACCTAACACAGACATGAAAGGTCCAAAACCTAGAGTTGCTAGTTGCACTGCTGTTGGTAATTTGCTAAACCATAACATCATATTTCCTAGTGAGTTTACTAATGGTTTTGAAGCTGTTAGAGCTTGTGCCAACTTAGGTAATAATTGTGAACCCATTTCAATAGCCATTTTCTGTATTTCATTCTTAGCCATTTTAAGTTTACTAGCACTAGTTTGATATCTAATACTAGCCTCTTTAGTTAAAGCGTTGTTTTCTTTCCACCCTTTATTTGCAATATCTAACGCTTTTCCTAATCCACTATCACCATTTAATGCACCAGCTAAACGTTTGATTGCATCTGCTTCACGAATACCAGTGATACCTAATCCAGCTAATACTTCATTGACATTTCCACCATTTTCTTTTACTTCATCTAATCCTTTTAATAACATTTGTAATGCTTCTACAGGTCTAGTTCTAAATGCGTTGGCAAATTCATTAGCACTTACTCCAGCAGCACTTGCGAATTTTTGTAATCCATCTCCACCAGAAGCTACTGCATTTTGCATTTTGTTCATAACTTGAGTCATTGCACTACCACCAGCTTCTGCTTCAATACCAACAGTACTTAATGCAGCTGCCAGACCTAATACATCTGCTTCTGCCATATTAGTTTGTTTACCCATTCCGGATAATCTTTGTGCCATTTCTACAATAGATCTCTCATTTGTAGCAAAGTTATTACCTAACTCAACTATTGATGACCCAAGATTTCTAATGTTACCTTGACTCGTACCCATAACTGCCATGAATTGAGCTAAACTTGTTGCTCCTTCTTCTGCGGATAAGTTAGTAGTTGCTCCTAAGTCTGCTATTGTTTTTGTGAAATCTAGAATGTTTTCGGTTTTAATACCTAACTGTCCAGCTACTTCACCAATCTTAGCTAACTCATTAGCACTTACTGGGATTTGTGTAGATAAATCTAAGAAACCTTGTCTAATTCTATTTAACTGTTCCGGACTTCCATTAACAGTTTTTACTACACCGGCAAAACTACTCTCAAAATCTATCGCTGCTTTACCTGCTAAATACATTCCTGTAGATAAACCAGCTGTCATTTTTGATAGCCCGTCACCAAATCCACTCATCTTTTGTCCAAATGCTTGAACTCTTCCACCCACATCATTAAAACGTTGAGCTACATCCGCTAACTTTCCACCATTATTTCTAAATGCTGTGTGTGTTTGTTGCATTGCATCTCTTAGTTTGAAATAACCAGTCTCCGCATTTGCTATTTTTGTTGGTAAGCTTTGTAGTTCTCTTTGTTGACTACTAAACGTACCATTTAATGATTTAATTTGTGTTTCTAGAGCCTTCACTTCTTTTTCTGTATTTTTATACGCTTTAGAAGTGTTTGCTACTGTATCTTTATATTTCAACGCTGCTTCACTTGTCTTACCATACGTTTTTTGTAGGTGTTTCAAGTGTTCCTTTTGACTTTCTAGCAGCGTTCCTGTAGTTTTTAATGTTGATTGTTTTTGTTTTAATGAGCCAGTAAGCTTATCAATCTCTTTTGGTAATTGGCTTGTTGATTGCTTAAGTGCATCATATTTTGATTTTAATAAATTTACATTACTAGCAGATTGTTTCATCTGTGAAGATAAACCATTCATTTTAGCTTTGTAAACATCATAAGCTTTTCCACCACTACCAAGAGATGCTATATTTCTTCTAGCTTCTGCTTGTAATTGTCTTAAGGCATTTTCACCTTGCTTAAGAGCAGAGGTAAAACTGCCCACTCCTTCGGCTGTCAGTATGACACCGACTTTATCCATATATCCTGACAAATTTTTACCTCCTAAAACATTTTACTAAAGTTCATTTCTTTTACTTCTTCATCTTCTTTTGGTTGTTGTTCACCTTGACTATAGTTATCTTCAATATATTTGTTTATCATATACACAATGTATTCTAAACTATAGTCAAACATGAACTCCTTTTTAGACATTCCAAACCATGTTCTACAGCGATAAAACAAGTCATCCCAATCTATTTCTTGCTTTTTTTGTTTTTCTTGTTTTTCTTCTGTTTCGGTTGATGGTCTGAGATATTCACTAGGTCTTCTACCTTTTCGTTTAAAATATTCTTTCCCATTTCACTATCATCTGTGATACCTAACATTTCTAGTAATGTTGCTGTTTGGTCTCCATACATAGCTTCTTGGTATTTCAAGATGAATAATTCTAGTTCAGTATCATTTACGTTCTCTAGTACTTCTTCTATTGTTGTTTTATAGCCATTTGCCTTAAGAATTGACACTAAAAATTTAGCTGTTGCTACATTTTTTTCTTTTAAGTAGACTTCATTCCACTCTCCCTGCTTGATTCCAAAATCAGCTTCTAGATATAACCATACTGCTAAATTTGATTTTAATTCAATTTCTCTTCCTAAAATATCTGTTTTAAATGTTTTTACTGTCTTTGTAAATATACTCATCAATTATCCTCCAAAAAAATAAAGAGCTAACAAATTGCTAGCTCTTAAAAATTATCCTGCTACAACTACTGTCTCATCAGTTGTTCCTGATTTAAGACATTGTTTAAGTGTTTCTGCATCATAGAAACCTTGTAATAATAATTTCTCACGATCATATTTATCAGTTTCACGTAAGTCAATTTTACCGAATACTGATTTGTTCTTACTACCAATAACTGGGTAAGCTTTGATTGTAACTTGTGAGATGTTTTCTTTTTTCTCATCTGTTTCAGTTTCTGCGTTAAAGTCTGGACTTTCGATTTGACATACTGGGAAGTTGTAGATAATTTCTTTTCCGTCTTCATCAGTTACAGGGAAAGACCAACGGAACTGTTTGTATCGTGGAGAGTCTCCTTGTACATAAACACCGTTTGCTAATTTAGTCATACCTGACATTTCTTCTAAGAAACCATCAGGGAAAAATCCTATATCTACTGTCATTTCAACACTAGAGAATTTAACAATATCTCTTGCTTTGATGTTAGAAAGATATACTGTTTTCTCTTTAATTTGTCCTTTGAACGATACTTTATCAATAGCGAATACTTCATATGTTTTGTCGTCATACGTTAAACCTTGTGAACTTGTAGCTTCTGTTTTTACTTTTTGCAAATACCCAGCTCCTACACCAGTTAATAACGCTTTGCTCACTGCTTCTTTTGTTACTGTCATTTATTGTTCCTCCTAAGTGTCTAATAGTGCTTCTTTTACTTTTCTAGCGAAAGGATCTTTATGTTTCATTGCTGCTGGTCTCACATGTGGATTTGGTGGTTTATATACACGCCCTTTTCTATACCTACGTTCACGTTTACCAGTCCTATTTCGACTGGTATGTTTAGAAAATCCGGCGTGCCAACCAATTTCATGGAAATACAAATGTAAATTTGGTCTTCCAGCCCAACCAATAGAGCTTTCAAAGTTGCTGTGTTTGGTTACTATCCCGTCTACCCCTGCACCTGTTTTCTTTAATCCTTTTCCAATTGCTATACTTTTTGCATCTTCTTTAATTTCTTCTGCTTCTTTTTCTATAACTGCGTTAACTTTACTTGTATTACTTGCGATTTTATTAAACTTCGCTATTGCGTTATCAAATCCAAATACTTCCATTATGAGTAAATCTCCATGTAATACATGAATTGAGTTTCTTTAGTATCTTCATCTACATCTATTATTTCGTGCCATGCTCCTGTATTTAGAGTGGTGTCCTCTATTGCATTTTGAAGTTTATTCAATATCTCTGAATTGTCTAAATCATGTGGTTGTACATCGAATAAATTAAGTTGGTAAGTGTGATGTTTTTTAAACTTTTTATTAGAAGAGCGTTTCTCCATTGTTCCAACATGAAAATAAACTAGCTTGGGAAAATCTTCACCATCACTAAATCCATAAGATAATGGTATGTCTAACTCTAACCCAGTTATAGTATTAAAAATCAGTTCTTTTGTTGTCATTATTTAACCACCTCCACTAATGATATTTCGGTTTCATTTTTGACGTGGTTGTGATATATCCTAGCAATTGTATATTTTTTATTGTTAATAATCACATACAATTTGCTAAGGATATAATCATTAATATTTGTGAATAACCTAATAGCTATTCTCGTTGTTACTTCTGTATCCACCTGTAAAGATTGATACTTTTCGTTAGCAGTTACACCTAAATATCTAAACCAAAACTTTCTGATTTCTTTTTCTTCGTGATCTGCTAGCTTAGTATTAAATTTATCTTTCTTATGGACGTACTCCACAAACTTTACTATTCCATCATTATATGATTGGTTAATCCTGTATTGTCTCATAATCTGCTACCTCTTTTTCTGTAGTAGCTTCTTCAATTTTTTCTAAGAAGTCTTCACCATATTCAGATAGATTTTCAAGCATTTCTTCGTAACGTTTTTCTGAAACTTCCAACACATCACCTACTGAATATAGTTGAGATGTGTGAATGTCTGCGAACTCTCTTAAAATTCTAATCTTCACTTGTTTCAGTTCTCCTTTCTTTTTCTAATCTAATTAATAAACTTGATATTTCTCCTAAAAAATTAATGTCAAAATATTCTAATTTGTCGTTGTATTCATATCTTGCACGCTCAAACACTAATGATTTACCTTGTTCGTTGTTCTCAATGTCAAAGAAACCACATTTTTCACACAAAACTGAATAAGAAAAAGACAACAACCTTTTTAGATTATCGTCTTCATCATCATGTAAGATATGCAGTTTATCCTTAAATTGTTTTAACAACGCTTCTGAAACATCAATCATAGTCTTACGCTCCAGCTACTAGAGTTAAGTTTTTATCAAATTCTAATTTTACAACAGCTTCTTTGTCTATTGCTTTAACGTCAAAGCGAGTGATTAAACGAGTGTCATAAGAGTTACGTGTGAATGCTTTACCACCAACATCAGTTGATTTGATTTCTAATTCATTTAATTCATATACACGTACAGCTTCTTTTAAATCTCCTATGTATAGTGGGAATTTGTTAGCAGTCTCGTTTGGTAAGTGTGTATTAGGTAATACAATTACTTCTTTACCTAATAATGTACGTTTTGTTGGATCTGTCACTACTGGTTGTAGTAAGTAGTTTCCATTTTTATCTTTTAAGCTGTCTAACACGTTAAAACCATCTTGGTTAGTTAATACTTTTGTATTATCTAAAAAGATAGGATCTAGTGTTACGTTGAAAGCTTCTTTGATTTCATCAACTTTAGTGATTGCTTTTTTAGTTAAAGTTTTTAACACAGCAATAATTTCTTTGTTTTCTGTTACTACTTGTTTCTTCATGAACCATTTACCTAAGTAAGCAAGTAAGTTCTCTGGAGAGTCTTGTAATAAGAATCGTGATACAGGTAGAATTCCTCCGAAATTTTTAACTGCGTAAGTAATTTTTTCAAATACTTCTGCGTTCATTTCTTGGATTTCTCCTAGTTCAGTAATGTTAGTAAGTCCAGTTAATTGACTTGTTTTTTCATATACTTCACTTCCTGATGGAACTACTACTGAACGAACATCAACATAATCTTTTAATGATACGAATGAACGTCTATACTCGTTAATTGCAGTTCTTACATCTTCTGGTACTAAGTAACCACCGTTTTCTCCTTCTGATTCTTTAAGTGGTCCAGCTGCATTAACAATACCTGATTTGATATAGTTTTTAACAGCTACTATTCCTGTTTCTTCTTTTTGTTCTTCATGTAAATCAACAACTTTATCATCATGTTTTAATGAAATTAAGTTTTGAATTTGGTTGATTTCTTCTGTATATCCTTTGATTTCTTCCATTAATGAGTTTGCTAACTCCTTGTCACCATTATTAATAGCATTTTCTGCCATAGTTACCTTTTCTGCTTTTAATTGCATTAATTCTCTTAATTTTTTATTCATTAGATTACCTCCAAAAATTTTACATATTGTTTTGCTCGCTCCGATTGAAATTCATAATCTTCTTTAATTAATTCTTTTGGAGCATTTTTAAATTTATGTGCTTGTTCTTTAGTTAAGCACGCTGCCATTTTAACAGGCTCTGAAACTTCATCACAAAGACCTAAACTTAAACATTCTTCTGCATTTAACCAGCTTTCTTTGTCCATTAAATCTCTAATTGTAGCTTCATCTGTCTTATCTTTAGCTTTTGCAAGATAAGTATGTACTATTGTGTCATTGATATGATCTAAATCATCAGCCATTTTTCTTAAGTCGTTTGCATTACCATATAATCCTGTCCATGCATTATGTATCATCATCATTGCATTTTTTGGCATTATTACTTTATCAGCACCCATTGCTATTACTGTTGCAATAGATGCAGCTAAACCATCAATATATGCTGTCACAAATCCCTTATGATTTTTGATTAATGTGTGGATTGCTTGACCGTCAAACACATCTCCACCGTTTGAATTAATATGTAAGTCTATTGAACTAACATCACCTAAGTTTTTTAATTCTTCTGCGAATAATTGTGCTGTCGATTTATCTTCCCACCAGTCATATCCAATGTCAGAATAGATGAAAATTTCTACCTTTCCATCATTCAAGGCTTTCATCTTCCACTTTTGCATTACCTTTCGCACCTGCTTTCCATAATTGATATTCTTTAATTGTGTCAACTGGAGCATAGTTTAATGACATGAATCGCATATCACCATACTCTGTATCAATAGTTGACATATCTTCTGAACGTAATATGTCGTTAATTGTATAAACTCCGACATGTTGCATTTTTTCATAAAATTCTGCTCGTGATTTTTGGTCCGCTCTCAATTCTGCTTCCATATTGAATTTGAAATAATATCCACGCTTTCTATCTAGTTCTGTTAATATCTTGGCATTTAGTTCAGATTCAATGTTGGTTACATAAGGTAACATAACGTTTTTCACATAGTCCATTGATTGTGTTAGTGCGTTAGAGTGAGTTAATCCGCTGTAGTCTCCATATTTATATGGAGGAACTTTAAAAATACTAGCAATTTCTGCCTTGTTATATTTCATTGTTTCAATGAACTGTGCATCAGATTGAGGTATTCCCACGCTTTGATAATCTATATCCGGATTTAATATAGCAACGTTATTGTTTTCAAGATGTTTTTTCCATGACTCTGCAACTGTCTCTTTGTTTTCAGTTGTTAATGGTGTTCGTGTTGACTTAAGTATCGCAAGTGGAATACCTTCCCTTTTGAATAAGTTAGAAGCCATTTCACGCCCTTTTTGGTTTCCTTGAATACTTTCCCTTAGTACTTGAACTGGAGAACGCCCAATTAATCCATTAATCGACAAATTTTTAAAATGTAGCAACTCTTCACTATTTAATACCATTGGTTTCCCTTTGTAGGTAGTATGGTAAGTTACAGTGTTAGTTTCTGCGTGATATAATACTTTTGTTTCTTTAGGATCTAACGGCACGATTTCTCTTACTTGTCCTCGCTTATCTATTTCTAGATAGTGATAACTGTTACCCCACAAATTTAACTGTGTCATTACTAAGTGTTTCCACTCAAAAGAAGTCATGTTCTTGTTTGGTTGGTCCTTAAGCAACGGATATGCTGTATGTTTTTTCGCTTTTTCCACTGTTCCGTTTACGTCTTGTAATAAGTTCAACGGATATTTCGCTAAGTCGTCAGATAATACTTTTACAGAGCTGTAAACCTCTGATGTATTAATAGCACTTTCTTCATTAATAGTATTTCTGCTGCTATTAAATATTTTTAAAAACCAGTCTGCTGGATTTCTTAAATCACTTAATTCATTTCCACCTGTCGGTGTTTTATTTCTAAATATCATCCTCTTTTCTCACCTCCTTTCAAAGCTAAAGTTGTCTTTCTAAAACATAGCTACACAACATTAAGACTACTCCTAACACTGTGAAACCTATTGTTTTACAAAATAAAAAGCCTGCGTACACAAAAGACACAAGGCTTGCTAAGAATAATAATCCTATTAATATTTGTAATAATGTTTTCACTAGAAACTAAATTCTCCTTTATCTATCATTTCATTTAAATCATAGCCAATATTATCGCTATACATTGCACGTGTAAAAGCGAAAATACCAGCCGCTGCCATATCTATCCTATCGCTAGACTTTTTCTTGTCTAACATGATGTTATCTTGAGCATCTGATTTTGTTACTGCGTTACCCATACACCATGTGAGAGCTTTGTTCCCGTCATGATGTATTTTGCCTTCGTAAACACATTCTCTAAAGTGTTTCGTAGGTTCATTAAGTGTAAGTACACCTTGACGTATTTCAACCATTAGATAACCTAATTTTTCCATTGTCTGAGACCATTGAGTAGCGTTATAAGGGTCATAACACACTTCTTGAACGCTATATTTGTTTCTTAATTCCTCAATATAATCAATTACAAAATCATAATCAATTACTTCTCCTGGTGTCTTAACAATCCAGCCTTCCTCTATCCATTGAGAGTAGTTAACACGGTCTGTATTCATACGTTGAAACAACATATCTTCCGGCATAAAGCCTTTACTTCTTATTGCGTATTTATCATCACCTAATACGAATATAGAAGTAACTGCTGTTAAGTCTAGTCTCTTTGATAAGTCAACTCCAACAAAGCACGGTTTACCTTCTAGTTCATCATCAGATACTTCACAAAGCTTCCATTTTCCCATGTCCATATATTTATTTTCAGGAGCATTTACCCAGATGTTCATATTCTTTGTTAAGAATTTAGTCATTGTCTCCGGCTTATCAATTGCTTCTTTTAATCTTTCACGTAAAAAATTTACGCCCACCGGATAACTAGCTAATATTGGATTAGCTTTTAACCAATTTGACTCATCTTTTATATCATCACCTTTATCTAACTCACACACCATAGCGTAATAACTGTTATTTTCAACTGGATTATTTGGATCTAATAATTTACTAACATAATCATATTCAGTTGCATAACATGGATTATTTAAATTAAATCCAGCTGTTGTAATAATTACAATTAATGGTTGACTTCTCGCACCTTGTCCAGATTCTATTACGTCTAGTATTTCATCTGTAGGGTGTGCGTGATACTCGTCCATTGCTCCTACCTGTGGGTTAAAACCGTCCGCTGTTTTCCCAGAGTCACGGGAAAGTGCCATAATATAACTGTTACTTTTCTCATGTTCAATTAAGCTTCGTGTGATTTTAAATCTGTTTCTGATTTGACTACCTTGTATTTGTGCTTTTATCTCTTTAAATACTATGTTTGCTTGGTCTCGTTTAGTCGCTCCTATATATGCTTCTGATGAAGATTCACCAAAAGCGGATATTTCATAAGATAAACAACAAGCTACATCTTGTGATTTAGCATTCTTACGTCCTACCTGATAGTAAAACTTTCTAAATCTTCTCACACCAGTATCTTTATGTATCCAACCATAAATGTTAGACCAGTTAAAAATTTGTATAGGAGCAGGATCTATATTTTGTCCAGCTAGTTCCCCTTTAGTGTGTTTAAATAATGACATCCACTCTAAAAAATTCATAGCTTTATCATCATCAAAAATAAAAGGAAACTCTTCGGTTCCCTCTCTTTCTAAATCTTTTATAAATCTTAAACACGCCCATTTCTCTTTTTCGCAAGCGATACGTTCTCCATCAACAGCTTGTCTCGCCCACTCCTTCATTGCATCTTTTAACATTATAAATTAGCAAACCTCTCTTTTACAGGATCTACTGGAGCTTCTGAATAAGCTTTATCCATAGCAATTTTCGCCCTTGCTACTGGTGTCAATCCTAGTTCAGATTGTAGAGATTTGAGTGTGTTAAATAAATCTTTTTGTCTAATCAGTAATGGATGTTGTCCAAGTCCATAATCTTTAGTTCGTTCTGCTTCAACTAATTTACCATGTCGTCTAAGCTCACGTTCTGTTTCTTTGTTATAACCTTGGTCTGTCATCAATCCATCACGTTGTATAATCTGACTACAGTCTACGTACTTCTCGTAAGTGTCACAATAAATAGCTAACACATGTAAGTCTAGATTATTTAGTAAGTCTATAGAGTCTGCTTGTGTAACAATAAACCTAAATTCTTTCTTTGCTAAGTCACCTAACCACTTAGGTGGCTTTAGTTTATCTTTTGGTAATTTTAACTCGGATTCTACCTGTTTTCTAGCCTCTAATTTTTGCTTTGAAACACCCTGTCTTTTTCCGCTCAAAACCTTGAGAGACATTGGTTCTGCTTTCCTTGCCAAAATCATCACCACCTTTCTAAATTTACTTTATTTGAAAAAAATAATTAAATGCATTTTGCGAACGAATGAGGGACGCCCGCTCCTGGGGAAATTGGTCGTCCGAGATTTTTCACGGGGGGTATACCCCAGGAAATAACCACCCCTACTTCTTGTAATGCTCAATCTTGTTGTGGCACTCTCTACACACACACTCGAGGTTGCTCATCTCAAGTCGCTTGTTCCAATCTGTTCGTACTTCTATCTTGTGATGTACTAGGTTAGCTAGACCACCACACATACTGCATGTAAAACAGTCACGCTTCAACGCCTGCTGTCTAGCTTCCTTCCACTCTTTACTTCGATAGAACTTCATGACCTCATCATGCTTACGTTGGTCATTGTAATATTTGTTTTGTGATTGTTTATGTTTATCACAGTAAGTTCCCTTACTGATTAGCGTTCTACATTTATGATGTTTACATTCCTTCATATCCACCTCAACAAAAAAAGAGAGATATTATTTATTTTAATATCTCTCAATTATATTAATCTCATACTACTATTATATCATAGACAAACCCGACAAACCCGACAACTTTTATTATGAGTTTAAAATATAAAACAATTTATCCTTAAGACTTTGTAATCTTCTTTCTACAGTTCTAGCATGATAACAAACTTCAGTTGCTACTTCTTCAACTGTTAACTTGTAAGTGTAACGAAACTTAAGGATCTTCTTGTCACGTACATCTACTAAGCTATGTTCTAATCTATCTACACACTTAATAGCATAATCATCTTTCTCAAAGTCATAGTCAGATAATTTATTTATTATATTATTCTCATTACTATTATTGAAATTACTATTATTAGTTTTTATTTCATCATCTCCAGATAATTTATCTTTCAAATAAATATTAAGTTGTTTCTTTATCTTAGGATATGCTTCTAAATAATAGTCAACATCATTCCTTGTATAATTAAATTTCTTATTCATCATTCCACCTAATTTAAAAGTATGTTGGGAAAGCTAGGAAAAACCAACGACTGCTTGTAAATATTATTTTGGAGAAGCTTTCACATATATTATGATCGACCTAGCTTTATTATTATTATATAAATATTCTAAACGCTTTTAAATAGTTCACGACAACAAATTTTATCAATTACTTTACACATTGTATTTATATCTCCATTAAGTTCAAACAACCACTCTTTCTTGTGATACATGTTTGATTTAATCCAGTGTAACTTGACTTCTTTATTTATTGTAATAGTCTTGTTTTCAAAGTTAATAGCATAACCGTAACCATACTTAACACTTAATCTTCGTGCTATTGCATAAACTATTTCTTCATTACGTTCTTCTCTTGCTCTCACATTAATTCTAGTGCCAACTACAACAACTGAATCAATGAATCTATCTAGCTGCATACCAAGAAGATATTCTATTCTTCTAAAATATATTTTCTTAATATGATTACCTTGTCTCTTACCTATAAGTCTCCTTACCTGTAACACATTAAACTTATTGCTACCTTTAGTTCTAGTCTCAGATATAAGTTCTTCTAAGTAGTCTAAGTATCCCATATCGAACTTAACTAACTCAACATTCTCACTCATTGTATGTAAGTAACAATATATATGTTTATCTAAGTCAAAGTCTCCAAGCTTTTTCAACTCGCTTAAATCATCAAGTGTCATTATGTATTTATCTTTCAACATCATGTTGTAAATATATTTGTAAGTATCATAATCATCTCCTGATAATGATATATCTTTTTCTAACTCTTCCATCACTGATGGATAAAACTTAACTAGATTTCTTATCACTAAAATCACCCCTATAATACCTGATTATAAATATTAGAAAACTTAACGCTGTCACACACATTACTCCTACTGCTGTTAATACTAATAATTTAATCATTGTCTTTTATTCCTCTACGTTTAATTACTAACGCTACTAAGATTAATCCCAATGCTACTACAGTAAAGTTGACTGTGTTAATACCTGTTGATGGTAATGTTTTACCTTGCTTAATTTCTTTCTTTACTTTCTTAACAACTTTAGTTGCTTCTTTCTCCTTTGGTTTTTCAAGTTCGTTTGGAATTTCTAGCTCTGGTAATTCTAATACTGGAGCTGGTGGCATCATTGGGATATCGTTAATATCAAGATATGGTTTCTCTACAACTGGCGCAGGTGGTAATAATGGCACATCTTTTAAATCAAGATAAGGCTTTTCAACAATAGGTGCTGGTGGTAACAATGGAACATCATTTATATTTAGTTCTGGCTTTTCGTATTTAGGAGCTTCGTTTGGAATCTCAAATACTGGTTTGTTTTCTCCTACAACATTACCAGTACCACTTGCTATTTGTACTTCAACATCTTTATCCCAGTCAACGTTATTATCTGCTTGAATACGTAAGTTGTTAGTAGGATTCTTGCTAGTATCTTTTAGTTTAACTAGATAGTTAACAGAAACTATATCATTTAAAGTTGGAAGTGTAATTGTAAATCCATTGTCAGTAATATTAATGTATTGTGGATCTACATCTTTAATTTCTGTCCAAGGATCTATATCTGATAAAATTTTAGCTTCTAAACTTCCTGGAACATATTCTTGATTGCTATCCCATTTATCAGTGATAACTGCATTAGTAAGGTTAGCTTTCTTGTAATTTACACGCCCCCACCAGTTAATTGTGTTGTTATCTTTCTGAACACCCCACTTAGTCACTATCTCTTGTGGATCAGGTCGTCCATCTTGTTCAACTTCTGTTTTAACAACAGTTCCGTTAAAGTTTAAATCATAAGTTTTATTCTCTGTACCTGTAACTTTTTCCTTGTTCCACACAGTCATTAATGATAGCTGCATACTCTTATTTAACGGTTTGTTTGTGAAGTAATCGTTAAACACAGTAGTTACATTATTGTTCTCAACGTTTGCTGTTGCTTTACCAACTACTGCACCTTCAACGCTGTTAACATCAAAGTTATAGCTTGTTTGTAAGTTCAGTTCTTGTGGTAAGTTAAATACAACTTTATCACCAGTATTTATTTTTAAATCGTCACTAAATTTAGTCTTATACTCTACTGTAACCGGACTAAATCTATCTCCACTTGTTGTTACTTTAACTTCTGGATTATCAACTTTAATCTCTGTTGCTGTTGCATATCCTCCAAAAAATATAATCATTAAAATTGTTGTAATTGTAAATAATATCTTTTTCATTTATTCCTTGTCCTTTCTTTTTTTAAGCTTCTAATAATGTAAAATCATCAATTTTCTTTCCATCAATGTTTGTAACTCTCACAGATAACACAGAGTAGTAATAACCATTTCCATCATCTGCGTGACACTCTGCTTGCGCTATCTCGTTTTGATTATGAAATACTGTTATATATAACTTGTTTGTGTTCTCATCATAGAAACACTCTTTATCATGTCTAAATTGAACATCAGTTATTATTCCCTCAAAGTTTTCTGACAACTTCCAGTCACCATAAGCACACGCTCAACAATCATTATCAGACATATAGAACTCGACTGTTGTTCCATCTTTTAAAGTTAAAGTATCTTCGTTAACTTTCGCTATTTCTTTATACAATAATACTTGTTTAAGCTGTTCTAAAGAGTCCATTTATTTATCTCCTTTTTTCTTCTTTCTGTAATTATTCTTTCTTGCATTTCTACATATATATTTTTTATAACTACATGATTCTGCACTAAAGGCTGTATAAATCTAGTTTCTTTTGCAAAATAATTAGAAAAATAAGGTCTACTTGTATCTGTTAAAAAGAATCCGTTGTTCTCATCGAAAAGTACTTCATACTCTGTTTTTCCGTCTGTTAGTACATCTCCTGTATAGATTTCTTTATTGTGTTTATCTTTCAAACTTGTTTTAAAAATCAAGAACACGTCTTTAACTTCATATATTCCATAAGGTGTATATACAGTATCGCTATTAACATTTATTTCTGAAACTGGACTAACTACACCTAGCGGCTTGATAAACACTTTCATATCTTCAAATATGTTCATTTTCTTCTATCCTCTAAACTTTCTACTTTTAAATTTTTAGCACTTATCGTTTCTATACTTGAATGTTCTGAAATATATTTAGCTAACCTTTTTAATTCTTCTTGATTTATAGTTGAACTTTCTCCGAATATAAATCTCTTAATTTTCTTTAGGAAATTCATTTATTTCTCCTTAACCTTAACTATTATTTTTTCTTTCTGTAGATCCTCTATAAAATCTGGTACATCTCTTGCGTATGATTTTTGATATAGCAAGCTTAACGCTACTGCAAGTTCTAACATATCTAATTCTATATGATCTTTATCTTCTTTACCTTGTATTTCTATCATTAACACAACACCTCTTTAATTTCATCTCCGAAAAGTTCTATACATTCCTGTGCTATTTCTTCTGTTTTGAAATAAGGTAGTATGTAAAATCTATCCACAGTCCACATAGACTCCACAGCAAAATGTTTTCTATTATTTAAATATACAATAATATATTTATTTTCAATATCACTCCAATCAGGCTCCCAATCTCCGTTTTTTATCTTCGCCCATTGTTGAAGTTTAAACAACAGCTTACGTTCTTTTAGATGTTGTTCAACTTCTTCTTTTGTTTTAAAATAGTAACCATGTAAAAATCTAGTTATATCTTTTTCAGATGAACTAAAACCAGTTATATAAATTTCATTGTCTACAAAGTCAAAAAAATATAAAGTGTCGTGTTTGTAAGGTAACTTAACTTCAAACTCTTTCTTACCATCTTCCAACTTACTTATAAACTCATCTCTTAATGCTTTTGCCTTTTCGTCATATTGTTTTAATAGTTCTTCTTTATTCATTTTTAGTCCTCCTCAATTCCCTTATATGCAATACGCTCAACTTCATTCATATCGATCTCATTACCTCCAACTATACATATATCGTTTGAAAAAATGTCTTCTTTATCTTCTGTGAAAATTTCACAAATTTTATTTACCTCTTCTACTGTTGTCTCTGTTTCTAATATTTCACCGTTATGAAAATATACACGTAATATATATTTGGCGTGTTTAAACATTTTTATTTCTCTCCTATATCTTAATTTATTAGTTGATATAAACTATACACCAACAATCCGAACATAAATATTGTTGCCATAATTAATAAAATTATCTTCGTTCTCAAACTAATATATTTGTTACAAAACAAAACTGTAGGATCTATAATTTCTGTTTTTATCGTATTCTTTAATTCTGATACAGCTTCTTGTGTTGTATTAAGTTTGTTCATTTTCTATCCTCCCAAACTAGGGTTAATTGCTTCAAAATAAAAATCAGTATATTTTCTTTCTTCATTTTTTACCAACTCACCTTCTACAACAGTGATGTATTGTTCAAATTCCATACCACTCTCACTAGCATATATATTAAAATCAACATGATAATTTTTACTATGCTCTACTAAAAGTTCTTGAACACCAATACCCCACGCTTGTTTAACTTCTAAAGTTAAATAACAAACTTCATCATCATAATCACTAAAAAATGATATCTCTTTACTTTCCACAAAAAATCTTCTAGAATTTTTCAAATGTAAGAATTCACTATACGATTTGTTATATTTAAAACTACATTCCATTGAATCATCTATCATTTTTATATCAATATATTCAGGTCCTAAAAGAATGCTTTTTAATTTAACTAATCTAATTTCGTTTTCTATGAAATTTTTTAAATCCTTTTTCTTACCTCTAATTTTTAAATATCCTTCACACCAATTCGGCATTTTAAATCCTCCTTTATTTATTTAAACTAACGCATATATTCGCAACACTCCAAACTAACAACATTAAAATTAACCATTCAAATATATAACCTAACATTTCAACAACTCCTTATTCTCATATATATTACCTATGACTTCTAAACCATTACCTTCGTACTCTTCAAGATTAATTATTACATTATTTGAAACAATTTTTTTATCACTATTTACAACCCCTCTTATAGCTTCTTTAAAGAATGAATTTCTATATTCTACAATATCCTTTTCAAACATATACTTTCCATTTTTATCTTTAAATCCTGTGTTAGCCATTAAAAACACATCGTCAAAATTATATTCTTCACAAAGACCGTCTTCTTCAATAACACCGTAACTTTTATTATCAAAGCTAATATACTCAACATTGTAAATTTTTCTTTTACTTATAACAAAAATCTTAGGTTTTAACATATTATTCACCCCTCTAATCTAACAGAACTATTTGAATGTCCATACCAAACTTAGCTATAAATTCTGCTGCTATTTGATGTGTTTTAAAGCAAGGTAACAATCCTATATGATTAATAGCATTTCTTCTAGCAATATAAAAATGTCCAGTGGATGTTGTTAATTCTACACAATACTTATCTTCATTTATATCATGCCAGTTTGGTCTCCAACCTTCATTGTACTCTGCCGCCCAATTTTGTATTTCTACTAAAAGCTGTCTGTTACTATCATATTTCCTAGCACTATCCTCTGTTCTAAAAAGTAAACCCCTTTTCAAATGATGTTTAACCTCTTTTTCATCTAAAATAGATGTATGCCAAATATTTCCATCACTCTTTAAAGCATAAGCTTTTTTAAATATTTCATCTGGTAATTCAATTCTTTTATCTTTAGTCATTACTTCTCTCCTTAATTTATTTTTATATCTCCTTTAGACCGCCTTTTCTCATTTCATACTTTCTCCATGATTTTATTTCAGTTATACCTAATTTCAGCAATTCTTTATTTTCATATTCATTACCTAACACTTCAATACTACTTATATTATTGAAAGGTGCAGAATCTCTTAAACACCATGTTCCATTTATAGACCTTAGTAAAAATTCACATGTGGATTGGTTATACTTAACTATACAATCCCACCAACCGTTAACTTTTACTATATCCCCCGTATATATGTATCTACCGTTCTTATCTTTGAACCCCGTGTTATCCATAAATTCAACATCAGAAAAATTTAATGTTCCTACAATATTGTTGTTGCTGTTATCAATACCTCTAACAACAATAACTTTATAATCAAAGTCAATCTCTATTACTTCTAGTACTTTCTTGTCCGTTTTACTGTAAACTCTAGGTCTTAACATTTTATTTCTCTCCAACATTTACCAACACATACCATGTTTCAACGTCTTCAATTACTGTATAACCTATCACACGTTCATTATCTTCCAATATTGGTTGGTCGATATCACTGTTGTTAATAAATTCGTTAATGTCGTTTGCTACCATTTCTTTTGTTGTTTCTATTTTTACTACTCTTTTAATCATTGTTAATCTCCTTTTTTTATATGTATTTATTTTTAATTAATTCTAAAATTTTTTCAGAGCTTTCTTTAACATTTGTATAATAACTTTGCATATTAATTGTAGCTCCCGTTAGGTAAGGACTAATTTCTGAAATCTTATTTATATTTATATATACTTTTTCTTCGTCCATATCAGAGGTCAATTCAATAAACGGTGTACCTGCTGTAATGTCTCCAGCTTTATCATCTATTTTATATTTCTGTGTAACTCCGTAATAAATATTTTTTAAATCATTTTTCATCCTTCAACACCTTAATTATCTTTCTCAACGTACTACTTCTTGTTACCGTCAAACCCTTACGTGCTTCACGTATTGTTTTAACATGTAACCCTGTTAACGCTGATAACTCTTTGTTAGTTATTCCTTTCTCTTTCATTAGCTCGTCAATATTAGTTTTCATTTTCTTCTGTTTTCTTTCTTTTACCTATCGCATATATTAACTCACTTAAATCAACACATGATCTCATTAATTCTTTATCTTTTAATATGTGTCTATATTTTCTATTTAAAATTAATAATGCTCCTCTAGATATTAGTTTTAAATTATCTATCTCAAAATTAGTTTTATTACCGTCTAGAAATATTACCACTTTACCTTTCGGAACTTTTCTATTGTGATACTGTTCCCATACGTATCTGTGTTTAGATATCCATTTATTTCTTTCTACTTTTATTTCAACTATTCCATCTACACTTGTTCTTTCGGAATACAATTCTCTATAACGTGCTGGTGTATGTCCTTTTTTAAAGCTTGTTCTATTAGCTCCCATATATCCAGTCACACCTTTATTCCAGGGAATATGTCCTTTTTTAAAACTTCCACTATTTCGCATTTTCAATCATCAATGGTAAAGAAGCTCCTCTACCAAATTCATTTTTATATTTTTCTGCCTCTAATGCTAAATCTGCGTTAGTTATAATAGTATTCCCTATAGTTGTAATAGTCTTGGCTCTAGCTATTTCTTCTTGTAAACTTTCTCCTTTTAAGTTTTCATCATTAATTCTTTCTAATGCTTCAAACAAATGATTGTTTAGATCTATTAATTTATTTCTTGCCATTTTCTCCTCCTACGTCATCAACGTAAATAATAGCTGTTCCACCAATAATACTGATTTCTTTTATTTCTTCGTTCTCTTCTAGTGGAGGTAAGTCAATTATTTCTCCTCTTTTATACGCTTCTATGTAGCTTTCTATTTTATCTTCTGTGGTTTCTATCACATCTACTCTTTTAGCATTTTTAAACATTGACTTTTTATACATTGTTTTCTCCATATTCCTTTCTTATTTCTTTCAATTTATTTTCTAAAACATTCTTTTTATTCTTCCATGCTTTAATCTTTTCTTCTGTAAATGCTATATCCCAACGTGCTTGGTTAAGTGTTTTTTGTAATTCTATTAAATTATTATTCACATCAGAAAGTGCTTTTAATATATTATTTTCTGTTTGTTTAAACTTCAATGATAATTCATCTTCTTTATCATCTTCACTTAAACTTTCATATATCTCTTTTAATCTCTTATAGTTTTTAGATCGTGGCGTTCTTCCTCTTTTCCAAGCTAATAAATTCTGTGAATCTACTCCTAGCTCGATTGCCAAAATAGCTTCGCTCCAGTTCATTTTTTCTTTAATAGTTTCAATCATTTCTTTAATAGTTACGACTTTATTCATTTTTCTTAAACTCCTTTACCCTAGTTAAATGTTTGTTAACTTCTTCTACTATTACTGGCTCTATATCTAATCCAGTTTCAACTAAAAGCTGTTCTTTAATCTCGCTCATATCAAATAGTATCTGTCCAACTTCTTTCATTTTCGCATCACTTACTACTTCAAATAATTCTCTAATAGTACGTTCAATTCTTTTAGCACCATAATTATGATTATTTCTTAAGCTCCATGCTAACGCTAAACAAAAGTCACCAATGAAATCTGCTACTTTTAAATTAACTTCTGTATTTAATCTTTTAGTGTAGCTATCTTCTATTTCACTTATGGTTAAATCTATTGCTTCTCGCTTTGTCAGTTTCTTCTGTCCAGGCTTTGTTATACTGAAATTATTTCTAATGATTTTCTTTTTTCCCATTTTTTATTCTATCCTTCCCAAGAAAACATATTAATTATTGTTCCATAAATGGATTGTACTCGCTGTTGAAATCATAGAAATCAGTAACATTGCTTGTCTCTGGATATGCTTGTTGATTGTTATTACCCTGTTTTTTGCTCTCTAAGAAGTTAACTTTATCTGCAATTACTTCTGTAATATATACTGTCTTTCCGTCTTTTCCTTGATAATTCCTTGTAGAAATTCTACCCTCTACACCAATCAAACTTCCTTTGTTTAGAAATCGTGCCATATTCTCCGCTTGTTTTCCATAAGCTGTACAACCTATAAAATCTGCTGGAAACTCTCCTCTTTCATTTTTAAAATTTCTATTAACTGCTAATGTAAAATTAACAGCTGCTTTATTTGATGTAGTGTATCTTAATTCTAAATCTCTTGTTAGTCTTCCTACTAAAACTACGTTATTAATCATTAATTCTTCTCCTTAATTTATATTTTGAATGAATGAGTGAGTGAATAATTTATAATATAAGTATGTATCATATCTTATAAAGTGTTACATCTAGTTAATATCTTCAAACCTTACTGTTATCAGTATTTTAAATATATTGTATTTTTACCCATGTAATGTTTCCCTTATTGGTTACATAATGAATTTTATTTTTAAAATGAGGTCTATAATCCACCCCATTTTTTAACTGCTTTACTCATCTCATCACGTTCTATTCCGATATATCTTAATGTAATACTAGGATCATGATGATTGAATAATTTCATAAGTGTTACTACATCCTTACTTTCTTTGTAAAAATGATAACCAAATGTTTTTCTAAAACTATGTGTACCTATATTCTTTATCCCACACTCTTTAGCACCGGTCTTTAATATCCTGTATGCTTGTGTCCTTGTGATTGGTCTGTTAGAGTTCTTATATCGTGTCGATTTAAACAAGTATTCTTCATCTTCTTTATCCATGCAATACTCATCTAAGACACGCTTTAATTTAGGTAATACAACCATCTCTCTTAACTTTCCAGTCTTCATTTCACGCCTTCTTATCTTATCCCTGTTTCTTACATCACCAACCTTTAATCCTAATAAATCACTAATTCTAAAAGCTACATTTATTCCCATGTAGTAAAGTAAGTAATCACGCTCACTCCTGCTTTTAAAATAATAATTCATTGCATCTAGTTCTTCTTGTGTCCTAAGTGGTTCTACAAACTCCAAATTGATAACCTCCTGTTAGAAATTATCACTAAACATCATTGCGTTCTTTTCCTTTTGTTAATTCACTCATCATTTCCTTGTATGCTTCTTCATCTTCATCAGTAACTACTCTTTCATCCTTTGTTTTACTCTTGCCTGATATCCTATCTTTTAAATAATCTGGAACAGGTACAACGTATTTACCAGAAATATTATTTGTTTTTCCTCCTGTAAATGTTGAAATACTACTCTCGTATTGTTCTTTAGCATTAAACAGGACTGCTAACATGTAGTTCTGATGGTTTGTAGGATACTTAACTTGACTTAATCTAGAAAAAATATAATTAATATGTTCATGCCTTAACTCGGTTAACCTTTCTACTACTTCACTAGCTATTACACTCTGTTTTCCTATGTGAAGTCTTGTATCTGGTGGCATTAAACAAATATCAACGGCGTATTTAATCCACTTGTCTAATTCCTTTTGTTTATTCATGCTGACTCGGGAATACCCAAAGCTGTCTTTGAAATACTGTGTGTTGTATTTCTTTTTAAGACTATTAGTTTTATTGTTTTCATCATTCACTCTCTCATCCATTACCTCATTCTTTTCGCTATATATAATATTATTAGAATGAGATGATATATAATCATTATTAATTATTCTTATATTATTCTTATGTATAGGTTGGCTCATTTTGAGCATTTCAGAATTGTCCATTTTGAGCTTTTGCATTTGTCCATTTTGAGCTTTTGCATTTGTTGTATTTGACAACTGCTTTTTATTCTTCTCTTTTTCCAATTTTATATAAAGTTCTTTTACTTTTTCTTTATTAACTCTATACCATTTTGTTCTGTCTGCACCGAACTTGTTATAATCTCCGGTTATTAAATACTCTTTTGCTATTAGATCATCAAAGGTTCTTCTAACTGTAGAAAATGATAAGTAATCAAAATCTTCTTCATACCATCTTCTAATAGATTTATAAGTCCAATAATGTCCGTCCTTATACGCCTTTTCATCTCTATTTTTCCGATTTATTTCTATCCAATAATGAACACGCTGCAATACTGTAGCTGGTCTATCTCCAATTTCTCTTGCTAACGTTCTATCAAATACTATTGGCTGTTCGTCAAACAATAACACAAACATCACCTTCTTCTTTTGAAATCTTGCATTTTTGGATTAATTATGATATATTATAGGTAATCGCTGAACGTCTATTTAGACGTTCTTTTCCTTTTTTTATTAACCCTTTTTTCAACGCTATTTAAACAAATAACTTTTTTATTGTTATTAATAATCTTATCTAGTAATTTTTTATTTCTATGAATATCTCCAATTATTTCTAAATCATCATTTATCAATCCTAATTGGGCTGGGATATACTGCTTAAAATCTACCTCAAAAGATCCGTCTTTATATCTTACTATTCCAATATCTTTATCAGTATTTTTAACGATATCTCCACTAAATATTTCATTTCCTTTTTTATCTTTTAAATCACTACCATACATGATAATTACATCATTTTTCTTAACATTGATTGATTGAATATATCTGCTTTCATACTTTCTTCCTAATGTGATATAATCCCCATACCAACCAATAACTTTATACATTTTTTTATCAACGTATGCTCTGAAATTAGGAATATTCATTAGCTAACACTCCTCTTCTAAATACTTTTGCTTTAATAGTTTAGCTATGTGAGAGGAATATTCTGCTAGTACTTCAAATAATTCATAACTTTCAAATCCTGTTGGAAACTTTTCTTTTACATAAGGTTCTACCTTAATACCATAATCTTTTAGATGCTTTAGCATTTCCATTTGTTTTTCATTAAAATTATTCTTTATTTGTACTTCCAAATCCTCCACCACGCTTATCTCCTTTTAATCTAACTCCATAACTTACTTTAGGTACTTTATAGAAAATACCTTGTCCAATTCTTTCACCTTTTTTAATTGTTAAATGTTCATTCGTTAAATTGTTAAACTCTAATAATATATGTCCTTCGTTTTTAGAGTTGTTATAATAATCTGAATCTACAACTCCTACACCATTACTCATTATTAGACCACGGTTAACTGGTAAGCTACTTCTAGCAAATATTAATAGACATTCATTTTTTGGCATAAAGGCTTTTAATCCAGTAGGTACTAAAGTTGCTTCACCTTTAAATCTAAATGCAGGGATCACAATTTCTTGACTAGCTATGAAATCAACTCCCGCACTATGAATTGTAGATTTTATAGGTAACTCGCCATTCATATCATCTATTAATTCAAATCCTCTTCTATAGAATAATTTTTTAAACTTATTCATACATTCCTCCTAAAAATATTTTTTACTGAAATCTTTATCAAACATTCCTTGGATTAAAAATCCGAATCCAGTAGAAAATCCTGCAATCTGTCTCCAATCAATGTTTGTTAAAGTAAGGAAACATACACTTACTACAGCGATTGTCCAATATATGATGTGTAATTTATCTTTTTTAATTTTTAGCTTCATTGCCATACTCCTTTAAATAATTCTACTTTGTTAATTAAATTGCTATCCTGGAAATAATCTCTCCAAGCTAGATAGTGAACAAAAGCTTTAATTTCTATTCCATTACATTCTTTTAAATAAGTTTCTCTAGGGTAATAATCTTGTTCCCATAGTTTTATAAATTCATCTTTATACTTATTAAATTTTGTAGTTCCAATGTTAGGAAAGATTTTAGAAGCTCGTTCTGGATTTAACCATATTGTCTCTAACATTTTATACCTCCTATTTAATATTTAAGAAAGCATTTATTTTGTTTATTACCTTCTGTGATCCCTTGCCATAATTTAGTAAATCTGAAATCACGGGTTTTGAAACTCCAATACCATGTGCTAACTTAGTTCTTGTTAAATTTTTTCTCGCTAGTTCAACCCTAACCTTACAAATCCACTCTTGTAACTCTGGTGTCATTGACAAGCTCCTTTCTTTTTCAAAGATAGTAAGTTAACAAATTTAGCTAATTTTCATTGACATTTCTTAACATATTTGATAATATATAGGTATGTTAAAGACACTAACAAATAATTGTTAAATTCACTTTGGCAGGCGTTTTTAAAATCAATTAGTTTAGTTAGTTTGTTAACAAATTTATTAACTTACAATAATAATTTTAGCATATATGTTAAATATAGTCAATAGATTTTTAACGTATTTGTTAAAAAAATATTTTGTAAGGCTTAGAAAGGTTGTTATACCAATGCTTTATGAAAGGTTAAAATATTTAGCGAATCAAAGAAAAGTATCATTTAATCAAATTGAAGAAGCTGTAGGTTTTCCAAAAAATACATTATATAGATGGAATAATATTAAACCTTCAATAGATAAAATCACAATAGTAGCAGATTATTTTAACGTTACTACTGACTATCTATTAGGTAGAGAAAATAAAGAATACCCTACTATGTTCAGAATTAATACTGAAGGTTTTTCAAAAGAAGATGCTGAAGAGATGTTAAATGAATTACAAAGATATCAAAATATGTATCGCTTAATGTTATTAGAGCGTAAGAAAAAGGAGAGTGAATAGATGTTCAATATCGCACATTCTGAGTATTATAGGATAAAAGATGAAATATATCCTTTTATTTCTCAGGTTGCAAAACATTATAATAAACCAATATCACATATCAGACATTATGATATTAGTGAGTATTGTGAAAACAATATGAATGTGATTATCAAATATCCTAAATTCAATAAACTAATGGTTGATGGTTTCGCAGATAAGTTAGATGATTATTTTATAATTACCATTAACAATCAAGGAATACGACAAAGAAAAGTATTTACTTTAATGCACGAAATAACACATTGTTTATTGCATTTTAAAGATACCCCTAGACATTTTTCTTCTGACGTAGATAGACACACACAACACGAAATAGAAGCTAATGTAGGTGCTAGTCTATTACTTATTAATGATGAAGCATTAGAAGAATGTCTATATAGAAAATATTCGTTTGGTAGAATGTTAAATACTTTCGGGTGTAGCAAAAACGCATTACGTACTAGACTAATAAATTACTATCAATATAATTTATTTATAGATAATTGCGACGCTAAAAAAATAGTATTTAACTTTGGTAAGGGAAATGTTAAACAGTTCTTTACATTATTTGAAAATCATAAATCAATAGAACATTTAGCAGCAATGCAATTACAATACGAGAGTTACTGTTAATTGACAGGAGGGAAATTATTATGAAAAAATTAATTAAGATGCTTGTAGTATCTACAATATTATTAACTGGTTGTAGCTCAACTAAAGCAGAAACACCACAGGAAAAAGCACCAGAACAAATTGGTCGTGAAAGGGTCGCTAGTATTTTGACTGTAGAAAGAATAGATTATGAATCTGATGGTATAGGAAAAATGGAAATGACAACAAGTGATTTCAATTTTGTAACACAAAAACAATTTCACGACTTTGTGTTTGATCAAAAAAATAGAGCAAAATTTAAAGAACTTAAAATATATTTAAATAATAATGCTACAATCGAAACCATCAATGGAGATAAATTGATGTATGTAATTCCAAATAACGACCCAATACTAAAATATGATTATATTCATTTTCAGTATAATAGAGAAAACGGGTTATATACACATATTGGAACTAATAAAACTTTAGAAATTAATTTAAACCCTGGTTATCCAAGTTATAAATAAAAAAACTCACGCCCCCGCCAAGAGATGTGAGTTTGTCAACTGTAAGTCCATTTTGAGTATTATTATATCGTCACATAACAATATTACTCTCAAAATTACTTAAGATGTGGAGCGAACCTCGCTCATTAATTTAATTATATCACACATCTTACTATTAATAAAGAAAGGATGTGTTAGTATGTGGGTAGAAAAAAGTAAGAGTGGAAAATACGTATATCGTACACGTGTTAAAGATGTGACAGGTAAAATAAAAAGAATTAGTATCACTCTTGAAAAGAAAGATAAAAGATTAGCTACGGAAATACTTAGGAAAAAGAAACTTAAAGAAGAAACATTTGTAGATCTCCGAATTACATTCTTTACAGCTTTAGAAATGTATTTAGAGAGAGTTAAAGATGAAATAAAAGTTAGTACATATAAACTATATGAAAGTAGAATTAGTAAGACAAAGAGAACTAATTTCGATACGCCGCTATTAAACGTTAACTCTCTTTATTTAGATACGCTAGTCAAGAAAATAGCTGTAACAAATAATAGCTATAATATTTATTTAAAGTTCTTTAAACGAGTCCTTAGAATGATGTATAAACTAGATTATATAGAAAATATAATGTGGTTAGATAAACTTGATTTAAAAGAACATAAAGTTAACTATGATGGGAAGTACTTTGAAAAAGAAGAAATAGAAGTCATATTAAAAGAAGTTGAGAACAATCAGTATTATCACGATATGATAAACTTTATGATTAATTCCGGACTAAGGATTGGAGAAACACTAGCACTTACAGAAGATGATATATTAGATAATGGAACACTTAATGTTGATAAGAATATAGATCACTATAAAAATATATCTTCTCCCAAAACTTATGACTCTAAGCGTGTTATATCATTAAATAAAAAGTGTCAAGAGATCCTTAAGAATAGAGTTGAAATGAATAAAATTAAATCCGATATGTACAGTTATTATACTGATAACGGAATACTGTTTCCTAAAGCTAACGGAGACTATAACTCATATAGTGCTGTTAGTAAATGGACTCGAGATAATATTCACTCTGTTAAATTTACATTTCATAAAACACGCCATACACACGCTAGTTTATGTATGGATGCAGATATACCATTAGAATTAATATCCGCTCGTCTAGGTCATAAAGGAACAGAGATTACAAGAGCTGTGTATATTCACAAAACTAAAAAAGCAAAACAAAAAGAATTAGATGTATTTAGAGATATAGAATTTTAAAAAAGGCAGTTTATTAACTGCCTTAATTTTTTGTATATATTTATATGGTTTTTAATAGTTAAAACTCACATGTCCAATGATTGCCCATTGTCTTTGTTTAGTGGTGTAAAATCGTTATTATAACAGCGTTTGTAAAACTTATTCCATAAACCCTTTCAGCTTATTAAGCTTAGATGGGTGTTTTAGTTTTCTTATTGCTTTTGCTTCAATTTGACGAATTCTCTCACGAGTAACTCCAAATGCACTACCTACTTCTTCTAAAGTATGAGTTTTTCCATCTTTAAGACCAAAACGTAATTTTAATACATTTTCTTCACGGTCTGTTAGAGTTTCTAAAATTTCTTCTAGTTGTTCTTTTAATAACTCATTTGCTGCATGTTCTACTGGAGATTGTGCTTCTTTATCTTCGATAAAATCTCCTAAGTGTGAATCATCTTCTTCACCAATTGGTGTTTCTAATGAAACTGGTTCTTGAGCAATTTTTAGAATTTCTCTTACTTTATCTGGTGTCATGTTCATTTTCTTAGCAATTTCTTCTGGTTTAGGTTCACGACCTAAATCTTGAAGTAATTGTCTTTGAACACGGATAAGACGGTTAATAGTTTCTACCATGTGTACTGGAATACGAATAGTTCTAGCTTGGTCCGCAATAGCACGCGTTATTGCTTGACGAATCCACCATGTAGCATATGTACTAAATTTAAATCCTTTTTCGTAGTCGAATTTTTCTACGGCTTTAATTAATCCCATATTACCTTCTTGGATTAAGTCTAGGAATAACATTCCACGACCAACATATCTTTTTGCAATACTTACAACAAGACGTAGGTTTGCTTCTGCTAAATCTTTTTTAGCTTGTTCTTTTTCTTCTTCAGTACCATTTTCTATGATTTTAGATAGTTCCAATTCTTTTTCTTTTGATAAAAGTGGTACTTTACCAATTTCTTTAAGGTACATTCTTACAGGGTCATTAGTACGAATACCAGCTGGTACAGATAGGTCTTCTAAGTCTAATTCTTCCTCTTCTTCTTCAACTTGGTTAGCATTTATAAGAATGATATCTTCACGATTTAACTCTTCGTAAAAATCGTCTACTGCTTCAGAAGAAACGTCTAATTTTGATAAAGCATCTAGTATTTCCTCTTGAGTAAGCTCACCTTGTTTTTTACCTTTTTCTATAAATTCTTTTTTTATAGTTTCAAAATCTTTTACCTTTTTATTAGCCATTCGTTTCTCCTTATTTCTTATATTCCTTTAATTGTTCTAATAGTTGTTTTTGGGCTTCTACGTCCATTTCTTGAATAGCAATCTTCAACATTTCTTTTAATTTTTCCAATGAAATCTCACGTTTTTTAAAATAATCTATATAATCTCTAATGACTTCTTTAGGTGGTTCATCTTCAATCAAAAAGTCTGTTTCATCTATATATGTTGCTAGTCT